CACCTGCCTGAAATGTAAGTGATGGTTCTTTACCATCGCTTGTTCCAACATGTTTTAAAACTAATCCATCATCAGCACTATGAGTTAATGTTATTTCGCTATCTGCTCCAAACTTAATTGCAGCACTATCTGATGACAATAATAAATCACCTGTAAACGTACCACTTGTTGCTGTCAAAGGCTGTGCTGCAGGGTGTGTCGCTGTACTTGCAGGTGCATTGTGATGCAACACATAGATATTATTACCACTACTTGTTACAGGTGCAGCAGTAAAGGTTAATGTTGTACCACTAACAGCATACGCTATTGTAGGTTCTTGCCTAACATTTTCTACAAAGACTGCAACCCCATTGGTTGTTGATGCTTTGGACAACGTAAAAGCTACTGTACTTCCATCTCCACTAAACAAGTCTTTAGTGACTGAAGCAAAATTGCTTGTTGGCTCGTTACCTAAATATCCCATATTATGTTATCTCCATAATACTTAAAGTACCACTTAGTTTATCAGCTACAGAACAGTCTACTCTTATCGCATCAGTTGTTTCAAGAATAACTTTATTTCCTGCCAACAATTCAAGTGAACTCCCAACTGGAATGGGTGCATCCTTTATAACAAAAGATGTGCCATTTGTTGCTGCTCTACCACCACCTGAAGTATCACTTACGATTTCAACTTCGGCTGTTACTTGAGATGTATGAATGTTTGCTAACACTAACCCTAAAATAACAGTTGTCGTACTACTAGGTGTAGTATAAATGGTATAGGGAGTACCTGCTGCGTTTGGTTCTGCTGCAAATGTAACTACTTTAAATGTATTTGCCATTTTACCTTTCCTTTTTTATCTAATTATACACGAAATATACTTGTTTGTCAAGTATTTATTACATCACCCAAGGGCGATAGCCATAGCAACAGCTTCATTTAAAGCCGCAGCTTCTGTGGCTACAGTTCCTGCTGTACTTGGTAGTGTTAGTGTAATATCTGAAGTAGATGCAGGACCTATAAGTGTAACCTTATTTGTACCATTATCACTATCTTCATAAAACTCTACGTATCCTGCTGAAGTAGAGCCATTCTTTACAGTTATACCTGCATTAGCTATTGGTGTCGCTGTAAGTGTTGCAACTCCTGTTACACCCAATGTTCCACTTATATCGGCATCACCATTAACATCAAACAATGTACTTGCATTGACTTGTGTAGTCGCTGCAGTAATATCGAGAGTTGTACCTGCATTTATTTCTAAATGTCCATCAGATGATGCAATAATATTTTCACCACCTGCTGCATCATTAAAGGATAATTTGCTATCTCCTGCCAATACTAATTCATCAGCAGACTCATCCCATAACATATACTGACCTGATGTTGCTCCAAAAAACTTAACATCATGTCCTGTATCGTCTACTCCTACAGTAAGAGTACCAACCATTGTTGAGTTACCTGTAACGTCAAAGCTACCTGTAACATCTAATTGGTCAGCAGATTCATCCCACTCCATGTATTTTCCAGAAGTAGCACCAAAGAATTTTACGTCATGTCCTGTGTCATCAACACCGACTGTTAATGTACCTCTTTGAACTACACCATCGGCTGATGTATCCCATAACCAATAGCGACTTGCTGTATCACCAAAGAATTTAACATCGTAACCTGTATCATCAACACCAACAGTTACTGTGCCATCTGCTTGAACATTACCATCAATATCAACAGCATCTAAGTTTGTTGTACCATCAACATCTATATCGCCTGTAACAGATAAGTTATCGGCTATTGTTGTTTCAGATGTTGTATGTCCTATTGTTACAGCTATGCCACTTGTTTCAGTAGCAATCTTTAAAGCACCAGTAGAATTAGTTATGTACGAATTAGAACCATCATGGTATAAAGTAAAATCAGTTCCATCACCCATTTTTATTGGAGTAGAATCTGTTAAAAGTAAAGAATCGGCTGATTCATCCCACAACATAAAAGAACCAGATGTAGCACCGAAAAGTTTAACATCGACACCTGTATCATCGACACCAAAAGTAGTTGCACCATCTATCTGTACTGTGCTGTCTATATCTACTGCATCAAGGTTAGCTGTACCATTAATATATAAATCTTTAAATTGATATGAACCTGAACCTAAATCTATATCATTATCTGTTGTTGGTAATATTGAACCATTGTTAAATGTAAATTGTGTATCACCACCTGCTGTAATTGTAATAACATCTGAACCACTAAATGTAATACTTGTATTTGTATCACCATCACCTGTGATACTGTCTAACTGTATATCACCTGCATTGGTAAAATCTGAATCGCTTAAATCAAATGTACCTGTTACATCAAGATTACCATCAACTGTTACATTACCTGCAAAAGTTGCATTAGCACCACTACCTGTAAGCATGGTAGTTGAACCTGATTTAACAATAAGATTGCCACTAGAGTTAGTAAAGGCTGCATATTGTGTGCCATCATCTTTAAGTACAACATCTGCATCCCCAGCATCTAAGGTAATATCAGCTGCAGCATCGACTGTAAGATTGTTTGCTGAGATTGTTAGGTCAGTACCATCTCCCTCAATCTTCTCGCTATCACCACCAAAAACAATACCAACATTGTTTGGTACATGAATATCAGATGTAGCTGTTAAATTTAGTTTAGCACTTGATGCAATCGTAAGGTCAGTTCCATCGCCCTCTATCTTTTCTCCATCGTCACCAAATGTTACACCTATATTAGCAGGAACATTTATATCTCCACCTGAACCTACACTAATACTTATATCTGTTCCATCAGACTCAATCTTCTCATTACCTGAACCATCTAAGATTAAGCCTACTCCTGAAGGAATAACAACATCTGAAGTAGCTGTTAAGTTTATTTTAGCACCTGAAGTTACAGTTAAATCGGTGCTATCACCTTCAATCTTTTCTCCACTACCAAATGTAATACCGACATCAGCAGGAACAACAATATCAGCAGTCGCTGTAAGATTAATGTTATTACCTGTAATGGTTAAGTCTGTACCATCACCTTCTATTTTCTCTCCGTCATTACCAAAAGTAACACCAATATCGGCAGGTATGTTAATATCACCACCTGAACCAACAGTTATAGAAAGGTCAGTACCATCTGATTCTATTTTTTCAGCAGTAGCAAAAGTTAAACCTACACCAGATGGAATATTTACATCTGCAACGGCTGTAAGATTTATATTGTTTCCTGCTATAGTGAGGTCAGTTCCATCACCTTCAATCTTTTCACCATCATCTCCAAATGTCAAGCCAATATTAGCTGGTATGTTAATATCAGCACCAGAAGTTAAATATAAATCTGTGCCATCACCATAAATATATTCTCCACCTTCATCATTAAAGTATAATCGTTTAGTGCTATCTACTACAATATCATCAGCAAATTTAAAATGGTCTTCATCTTCCATCCAATACATAACACCATCAGATGTTTCACCATCAAATGTTATAGTAATGTCTGTACCTGCTGTACCTGCACCAAAGGTTAATGTATTACCTAAGAGTTTAGTTACTGGACCACCTTCGGCTGCTGTGCCATCATGGGTATGTCCTGTACTTGATGCAAAGGCTGCTAGTAGTTGATTAAATTCATCATTCGTATCGGCTGCTTGTATAACATCGCCATCAGTATACGTAGACTGTCGTGTATATGTTGCTCCCATTTATCTTCTTGCTCCTACTTGATATTCTAATCCAAATCCTTTTAATGAATAAGGTGCTGTTGTTCCATCATCATTAACTCTTAATGCAACTGCAAATCCTGAACCCTCAACAGGCTGTCTTACAAGTGGTTGTGTTGCTCCACCATATGTAGGTGTTCCATAAACGGCTGTTCCATAAACTGCAGCTACTTTCGATGAATCAAACGGATAAGCTGCAGGTCTTGGTGCATCACCACTTTCATAATCGTATCTTAAAAATAAGTCTGCACTAATAGATGCTTCAGGTGCATAGTTTAAGATAACTCTTTGCATATGTTTACGAACTCCGGGATCACCAAATGTTAAATCAGGACTTCTGTATTTACCATCTATAGCTGTGCCATTAAAATCATTGCTTTTTTCTTGTCTGTAAATATAACCATCAAAACCCCCATGCAATGCTCTCACATCCCCTGTTACAACAAATGTGTCAGTAGTAGAGGGTCTTATGCCTTTTAATTTACCAAACTCAAAATTCTGCCCTTTTAATACACAAATTAAACCTTTTGTAGCTGACTCTGCACTTCCTGAATTACTAAAAAATAATCTGTATTGTGTTTTATCAGGTATAACAATCGACTCAAATAAATCAGAATCTTTTATGTTATCGTCTATTTCTGGTTGTACAGCACGACTAATTGTACCAATCTCAACGTCACCAATTCTAGCTGTACCTGCAACAGTACGTAATCCATCAGGTCCTAGAAAGATTAAGTCACCTGCAAATTCTTGGATTGTATCTCCATTAACACAACCTATATCTCTTGTAACAGGTGTTATTGCAAAATCACTCGATGAACTTCCTGTCATTTTAAATATTCTGTTTTCACAAAATATAAATAAATCACCACGAAAAGCCTTTAATCCTACAATCGTATCATCAACTTTAACACTTCCTGCACCACTACCACTATTAAAGGCATCTTCATCATTAGGCTGACTAAAGACTACTTCTTGTGGAGTGCTTGACATTCCTGCATAAAACATGTGACTCTTAAAGGCAGTTACATATTTAGCACCTTCTACACTTGATGCTGTAACATCTGTTGCTGCTATGGATGTATTAAATACTGTTGGGTCGTTACTTCCATCAACAACAATTAACTTATCGTTTCCGTCAAAGTTAAAGCGTTCAAAATTATATTTACCTGCACTTGTTCTACCTGTATCTTTTTCTGTCCAACTTTCAGATACTACGTCATCAACAGCTTGAGCCGCAGCCGTTGTACTTGAAGCAGCCCTTGTTACACCTGTGAATGTTGTAGATGATACACCTGTGTAAGTAAATATCTCTGAGTTAATCTGCAATGTTCCACTTGAACTAAAGCCTGTTGTACTATCTACTGTTATTGTTCCTGAACCTGTCATGCCTGTGCCTGAAGCTATGGCTGTTGCTAATTCAGTAGATGCTGAACTAAATATTTTTGTACCTCTTGCTGCAACAATCTTATTAGCAAACTGAGCAACCATTAATACTTTTTCAGTTGATGCAGATGTTTGAGGAACGATATGATTAACTTGTTTTCTAAACCCACTTATTCTTCTATA